TGCCACTCGAATCGTCGCCCCGATGATGCCGGATATTCCAATCGTGTTTCTGTGTCCGACTCTTCCCTGCGTTCGAGACGAACACCTGAAGAATGGATTGAAAGCGCGTCGTACTGGCTGCGAGTCGCTTCGGCAGAGAACTGAAAACACGAAGAGGTTCTGCGAACATCTGACAGTGAAGGCTGCAGAACGCGAGATACCATGCGTTTCAATCAATGACTGGATCGAAAATCCTGTGACGGGATTACTCACCGAAGGGCTTTACCGTTCCTGCGGTGATCACCACCTGAAATATCGGAGTGTTTATGGCTACTGGCTCGCAAAAATCGAAAAGTACAACTCGTGGAACTCAGCCGATCAGTGCGGTTGAATGGGTGCCCCGGGAATCAATTCGGCCAAACGAATACAACCCGAACGCACAGGCACCACCAGAACACAAGCTGCTGAGAATCAGTATCCTGACAGATGGGTGGACTCAGCCAATCGTGGTGCATGACGATGGCACCGGAGAGAAGCCGGTGATTGTCGACGGAGAACATCGCTGGCGAGTCTCAGCAGATCCGGAAGTTTCAGCGAAGACTGACGGGCTGATTCCGATCGTGCGAGTCAAAGGCACCCCGAGTTCTCTGATGATGTCTACAGTGCGTCACAATCGCGCACGCGGGGAACATGGAATCCTGCCGATGTCTCGGATCGTCCGCGAACTGATCGAAGCTGGGAACGACGTGCAGGACATTTGCTTCCTGATGCAGATGGAACCGGAAGAAGTCCTGCGGCTCGGTGAGCGTGCAGGACTTCCGGAGATCACTGGCAGGATGAGAGAAGCCTTCTCAAGTGGCTGGATTCCAGGCGGCTGATTCACTCAACAACCGAAACGAACTGGTAGGCGTACAGGTCAAACTGAGGATAGAAGTATTTGGCACACTTCCGAGTCTCGTCCTCGAAGTCTCTGCGGGTGATCAGCGTCAGTGATTGCTTCGGCGCTCTGACTGAGATACTAAGCGGGACCGTCAACCAGCTCATTGTTTGCTGGCGAATCAATCGGGCGTTCACGTTTACCACTTGATAGGCGTCGTCCTGATTCACTGTGGAATCCTCACGTATTTGGCGGGAGTGGAGAAGAGTCGATCCGGTCCAGAGAAGGCAGTCTGCCTGACCTTGATCTTACCGGATGTCCGAACGATCCCATTGAAGAAAGCCGGATACCAGCGGTGAATCCCGTTGCGGTCGTGCAGCTGAACTTCAATGCGGTCTCCGACTCTCAGCCGGTGCAGTCCGGATTCTTCCATCGTCTGGAAGTTCTCATTCTGCTGCTTGCTCTGAACTCCTCGGTTGTGCTGCCTGATCTCTGCAATTCTTGCTGTGCCCTGCTGCACAGCTTCCTGTCGGGGCACTGCGGCTTTCCGAGTCAGCTTGACCAGCGATCTGCCGATCTTCCAGATGGTCGTTCCTGATTGAACCTTGAGCACTTCGACACCAGCTTCCCCGCCGTACATCTCGTTCAGCTGTCGGCGTCGGCCCCGGAATTCCTTGTAGTGGAATCCGATCACGATTCCCTTCTGCATTCCTTTGTGCCGTCCGCGAGTCCCGCCACTGAAGGTGACTTCATCGCCGATCTCAATTGCTGTTGTCGCGCTGGTCTGTGTCATTGGTAAAGTCCTGAGAGAAAGAGTGAGGAAAAATCCAGTCTCAAACCGCCGGTGTGAGACTGGATTCAGGAAAACAATATCAAGCCTTGTACTCCGGAATCCGCTCGATCTTCGCGTCAATCGCGTCGACTAGCGAGTCAACGTAGATGTCAGTCAGGACTTCCTTGACCGTGCCCCGGTTCGATGTCAGATACGCGTCAAAGAGATCGCTGTAGTTCACAACGATGTAGACGTGGCCGCGATGATGATTCCCGTTCACTGTGAATCGAAGACAGTTGTTATTCATCTTCGTCCAGGCATGGGCACCCCATGACCAGACCGTCTGAAGTCGGCTGAGTGATTTCACCAGCTCATTCATCGTGGGGAAGGCGACATGCGTATTCAGGAAAGAGGCGGGGTTGATCTTGTCTGCCATGATTCAGGATTCCTTTGTGAAGTTGTTTGATTCCCTGTCTGCCGGATGCAATGTATGTAGATTATCGGGCAGGTGCAAGCCTACTCCTGAATGAATCTATTTATAATTGGAAGATTTCTGGAAATAGCCGTTTCTGCGTCATCCGGCTGAATCTCTGGTCTGACTCCCAGACCCTTCAGGCGACGCTCAACCGTGTCATTGATGGCACGCATCTCGTCGGCAGTCTTGTACAACCAGCGGTCCCGTTCTTCCTGTGTGTACTTGCCGTTGTCGTGCTTTGGCTTTGCTCTCGGCCTCTTCGGCAGTCGGCTCATTTCTCGATCTTCCTTTTGCCGGTGCAGCGTGGATATCCCAGGCATCCCAGAAACGTACCATAAGGCCCACTGCGCTGCTTCATTGGTCCACCACATGCCGGACATTCAATAACCGGCTCGGACAGCACAGCAGCGATCCTGAGAAGCAGGTTGTCACGCCATGTCTGAATCCGGTTGACTCGCTTCTGTTTCCCGATGGGTCTGGAATTGCCATCGCGATCCCAGAACACCCGAACGACCTTGATTGCATCCTGTCCAACGTCCCGAGCCCCGCAGTTGGGCACGATTGATGAGTACACCCGAACGGAATACCGATCATCAATCGGGGCATCGTACACCAATTCGTGACAGCCCTTCTGTTTGAATGGAACGAAGGCGAGACCCGAGACCGGCTCGCCGTCATTCATCCCGAGGGCGTCCTCGAACTCATGCTGGCTGATATGGCAGTAATCTCTCGCGCTCATTGGAATGTTGCTCCGTTCCACCGGCCTGCAGGAACCTCAGTCAACTCGCTGGTGACTCTGGCATCGGAATACACATAAACATACGCCGTCATCCTGTTCACTCCGAGATCAACAACGGGGCATGAGTCCCGATAGTAATGATTCGGAACACCTTCAAGCCGATCAAGTCGCTGAAGTGTCTCCGGACTCACTTCATAGACTTCTCCGAAGATGAAGTACCCGCTCTGGTCTGGAACGATCATCGGAAACCAGCCATTGCAGAACATCCGGTACCGCTTTGCGGTCCATCCCGTCATCAACCGTTTACTTCCGCTCAGAAGATGATGATTCGGCTGGCCAGATTTCAGAGTTCCGTACACGAATACCCGAGACGGGAAGACGGTCTCGGCGTTTACGGTCTCAGTCTTTTTGAAGTCGGTTCTCATGATCGATCCTTAGAATAAAAGCTTGTCGGATGGAATGGCGATTGTGGTGATCTGAATCTTCTGCTTGTTGCCCTGGCTGAACACGACCTCGGTGAAGTTTCGCTGCTCATAGTACGCCTGAACTTCGATGCCAGCGATGCTACAGCCGGTCACCAGATGATTCAGTTCGCTCGAATAGACAACTCCCCGCCCGTCCTTCGTCAACGCATAAGCGAGTGGCCTGTTGTGCCGACAGAGCGACAGGATATACGAAGGATCTTTCGTATCGAAATACGCGAGTGTCAGTGATCCTTCAGCCGGTCCCAGATGTCCGTGATTGGCGAGAGACCAGACCAGATACTGCGAATCGACTTCAAACTCTTTGCCGGTCCAGTGTCTCATCCGATTGACGTTGTTCACAACGCCATTGTGAGTCGCCACGATGGAACCGAATCGGAATGGATGGGAGTTGGCATTCTTGACATCGCCGTGAGTTGCATGGCGGCAGTGGCCAATCGTCGTCAGCGATGGAATCTTAAGCGCCTCACCGAATGCCTGTCGCTGAATAAAGTCTCTGGCAGGCACGGCGCTCTTGACGATCTCATGAGTCCCTTCAGTAGTCAGGATGCCGATGCCGGTTGAGTGTGTACCCCGGGAGATATTGAGGATCGCGAGCGATGCAATCAGTGAGTGTTTTTTGCCTTTGGGGATGTATCCCGCACAGCCGAAGAGTCCGCACATGATGAAGTTCCTGTGATCAGAAGTGGTGAAGAATTCGGGGGTCGGTTGACCCCCGGGAAGCGGTTTGAATTACTGGCCGATTGACCGTGCGATTGAAGCAGCTGCTGCAACTGAAGCATCGTACTTCGCTGTCATGCGAAGCAGTTCGCTTCGGATGAATCGGCGAGTCGGCAGACCTTCGCCGTTTGCTTCCGGATGGAAGTTGCCGCGTGCTACTGTCTTGTCCTTGCCAATCCATCGCATTGTTGCGAAGAATCGTTTCAGTGATTCTGTTGCTGTCTCTTCTTCAGTGTGATTGAATGGTCGGATACGTCCATCCAGTGCGACTTCAACCGCTGCCAAACACATCTGAATCCATCCGAGGATTTTTGCTGAGTTGAGTGATGCTGAGAAGCATCGAAATTCAACTCGGTTGCCGCCGTTGGCGATATGAGTCAGATTCAGGATGTGGTACCGGCCTGAGATCGACGCCGCGCGATTGATAACTTTTTCTGCACTGCCATACTGCTTGATCTTCCGGCAGTATGTTCCGTTCTCGCGATTCTTGGTGCCGGTTGAACCGTAAAAAGCTGACTCGAAATTCGCAACCAGATTGATCAGGCGAGCCAGTGCTGCCTGATCTCCGGTCCATTCAACCGTAACATGCACACCGCATGTTTCATTGACCTTCGCGTCCAGTTCCTTCAGCTTTGCAACAGCCTTAACAACGTTCTGAACTCCCTCGGTCCCTGAAAGAATCGGCGAAACGAATTCAGCAGGCTGTCGGCCAGCAGGAGCGTTGATCGATGAGTCCCGCTCACACTTCCACATCTTGCCATCAACTGCGGTTGGCAGCTGTGGGCAAAGATCACCAGCGTGATATCGGCCAACGCTGACTGCTGACAGGCTCGGGATATGTGTTTCGATTTCGATTCCGAATTTCAGGTTTCGCACGGTGAAGTGCTTTCTGATTTGATGAAGGATTGTTTCGCGTCAGGCATCATTCATGTCTGATGGGTGGAATGTATGTAGATTATCGCCGCGATGCAATCCCTCTCTGAAGAAAATCTATGTAGATTTCTGAAAATAATCAAAACCCCCCACAAAATGCAGGAAAATCAGGGCGTAAAAAATCCCTGCCAGTTACCGCTGGCAGGGATCTCCGCGACTACTCGGGGGCGTAGTCGCTCAACTCGGTCTGATTCCCTTTGCTCCGCGCTCGCCGCGCACGGAGTTCCTGAATCGTCCTCGTTTGCACTCGTACTCAATCAGCTTGTTGACTGCTTCGGCGATGAACGCACTCATGTTCTCACGGCCGGTTCGATCCATATGCTGTCGCCATGCGTCAACCCACTGAGCAGGCTGAGTTACGGTGATTGGTTTTGACTTCATGATTTTTGCAGACATGGTTACCTCACTACGATTCCGAGTCGATGTTGCCGACATTTCTTGATGTGTTTTTCTGCCTTGCCGGGAGTCGGAAACCCTTCAGGCGATTTCATGAACTCAGCGAAGCCTTCGTAAAGGTCTTCGAGATCATATTCAGCCAGTGCCATTGACCACAGTTCCAAGTCGATGATGCCGAACTTCTTGTTGAACGCCGAGCTGACGAGAATCATCTGACTGCCGAAGCCATTCCTCCACCGCTCGTTTTGTAAATTCTGCTGCCGTCGATCCTGCACTGAGGAAAGAGTTGACGGCAGCTGCGGACTCAACTTCAAAGTCGTCGATTGACTCCCAGCATCTCCCGACAAGCCAGGTGGTGGCGTGTGGGATGAACTGCGGTTCTGTGTTTCGGCGGCTGTGGGCTGTTGCATATCTTCGGGCTGCGTCGATGATTTTCGCTGCTGGTGTCTTTCTCGCCAGCGCTTCAGCGAATCGCCGAGACGCATTGAACTTGCTTCCTCGTCGGAACGGATAGACTGACCAGAACTCTTCGAACTCTGCTGAGTATCCGTCATCGCTTTTTACCTTTCTTTGTCGGCTCACTGCTCATCAACTCCTCTCTAAAGATCCTGACTTCCGGGGGTGCGTCAAAACCCAGCTTTACACTTCCTCGTTTGTCGATGTCAGTCACAAGGATTCTCATGGTGACACCAGCAATGGTGACGATGATCGCTTCATCGGTTTTTCTTGACAGGTTTAACACTGGCTGTTCTTTCTCTAAAAGATGATGCCACTCGAGCATACAGAGCTATCAGCATCGCGTCTGCAGTTGCGTGAGTGATTGATAGTTTCGGCCAGATCCTCTGTGCCGCTTCCTTCGTAATGTTCTTGTCTCCCTTTGTGAGACACCTCAATTCCTTCTGCCATGTCTGAGGAGTGATCATCTCAAAGGGAATCCTGTGAGCAACCAGAAGCCCCTGACAGAATCCATACGACACGCCGAACTTGAAGCCGGAAACAACTCCCTGCTTCGGCATCGCGTGAACTCTTTCGATGACAGCACCCATGATGTGGTACTGTTCAATCTTCTCAGCCAGCCAGCTGCTCACATCCTGCGGAGTTTCAGTCAGCTTGATCACAGAGATATCATACCCATGATCGTAAACAGCAATCGCCCCGGATGCCCCGGGGTCGATTCCAATCCATCCCACTTTTCTGATCGGTTCCATCACTGATCCTTTCTGAAGAAAAAAGCGCTCGACCACCCCTCATTCGTACGGGGTCTTTCCGCAGTCCTGCGGTAGCCGAAGTGACTGCCGGGGAATCGAACCCCGGATATGCCAGCCAGTCACAGGGATCGTCAGAATGGCACTGTGTCGTCTTCGTATCTTCCGGGGGTCGATTCATCAGGCTCAGGCTCGGAAGCCTTTGGCGGGGCATCCTGACGCGGCTTCGGTGGCGCTGAATCTGCCGAAGCTGTCTCCCGGAGTTCCTTCGACAGCAGGGCGTTCAGCTTTTTCTTGATGCCAGGCTTTGACTCCAGTTCCTTGTGCTCCACTGGTGGTGGAACAAGGTCAAAGTTGTCGTAAGTCTTCCCGGCGTTCTTGCCCTCTCCGGCCTGATGCTCGTTGATGATGATGATCTTCTGACCGACCATGTCAAAATCTTCGAAGTTCTTTCCCTCCCATCCAGCATATCGCAACTTCCGGATGTTGAACGCTCGCTGCTTTTCAGTCGCGAACACCACCCGAACAGTCACTGGATACTGATTGCTTTCGGCTGGAACATACTCAGCATGACCAGTGCCGTATCCCAGAATCTTCCGATGGACTTTGCATTCCATCTCGATCATCGGATTTCCGTTCTTCGTCTCGTTGAAAGCGTGATCGATCACTTCCGCTTCGTACGCTGCTTTGTCTTGATATTTCGCCATGTAACTACTCCCCGAAAATACTTGATGATGAACTTCCCCGCGCGGACTACTTCGCCCGCGCTTCCTTGATGACTGTGATCAGGTCATTCCATGCGTCCTTCGCGTTGCCTGAAAGCGGGTAGCCTTCAAGCGACTTCAGGCCACATCGGTTCTTCGCGTCAAATGCCGGAGTTCTGTTCGCGTACAGGTATCGCTCAGTTCCTCCGAGTCCCTTGCCCTTGTCTGCCTCCGTGTGATAGTTGAGAAAGAAGATGTTGTCTGCCCACTGCCGAGTCAGTTCAGAAATCGCGTCCTGCAGCTGGAGACTGTAGCGATGGTAATCGCTGCCCTCCGGGTTCTTGAATGGTTGGACAACAGTATGTCCAAGCAACCAGATCTGAACTCCGTTCCGATTGATCCGGTCGAGTACCGCGAGGAACTCTCTCCAGACTGGAGTGCTGATTTTCACACCGTGACCGTAATCGGAATACCGGCTTCGGCTTCCCTTGCACTCTGTCTCGATCAGGTGGTCAATCATCAGATTCTGAGCAGTGCCGACGCTGTCAATGTGCAGCGACTTCATGTCAGGAATCTTCCCTTCTGCCACCAGTTCAAGGAACTGCATCAGGACAGGCCAGGACGAGAACGGATCGGCGTGAGGGATCTCAGGCACCAGCCCGTTATCAATCAAAGTCAGAAGACCCGTCTCACCGGCACACATGATGAAAAATGGTTTCATCGCGTGTGAGCAGAGAGATGTTTTCCCGACTCCTTCCACCCCATACAGGATGTTCTTTGAAGGGTGACCACTGCCCTTCGTCTTGATGCTGCTCAGGAATTCTGCTGCTGTTTTTGAAACTGCCATAGTGCTTCAAGTCCTTCATGTACAAAGCTGCCAAGATACATCTTGTCCGACGAGGGCTTCTCGTGCGGAACAATCCCGGCAACATGCCGGTAGTAATGCTTTCGGCGACAAGCCTGAAAGCACGCCAAGCGTGACTGACTCAATCGAGTCGGATACTTGATCTCTGCCTGATCCCATTTTGCAGCTTCCTCCGATTCGGTTCGGCTGCACAGGCCCACATACTCACAGGATTTCATGAAGTCAAAACACGCTGCCGGATTTCGAGGGCTTGAATCCAGAGTCCGGCAATTGTGAATCAGGTCAGAGAGAGTCCACAATTCATCAGCATAGTCCAGAATCTCTGACTCAACTTTCGACACAAACTTCTGTGCGAAGAACTTCGCTGGATCATCCCGGAGATATGCCAGGCATCTCAGCCGGAACAGGTGCGGCGATTCCTTCGGCGATTCTGGTGCTTCCCACTGGAATTCACCCATTTCAGGATTGGCCTTCAGTGCCTTTGCGTGAACCTTCTTTGATGTTTCGAACTCAGCCTTTTTGAACAGATACTCAGCAATCGATTCCCGCACTGATCCCCTGACCGTCTTTCCAAAGTACACGCCTTCATTCACGATCTCTGCCATCTCTTTCAGAGTCAACGCTCGTGGAGAGATTCCCGGCTGCCGGAGAACGTCATAGATGATGCCATCGACTGACGTTCCATGTTGCTGCCAGTAAGCCAGTGCGTATTCATCCAGCTGATGGTTCAGCTGAAGCCGATTCCAGTACGATGAAGTACTGGAGATGTCCTGATCAGTTGTCTTTCGTTCGAGGATGAATCGGCCGGTTCTGCCTGCGTAGTACCCCGACACGATTCCATCCATGTACCCCGCGTGAGTGTATCCGGCCTTCCGTGTCCGGCCTGACTTCGGATTCACCACATCGAGCTCGTACCACTGTTCAGCGACTTCGACCTGAAGCACCATCTCTTCAGTTGTCTCGAAGTACACTTCCACCATGGCTGCAGCTTTTGCGGCGATAAAAGCAATCTCCGGATTGTCCAGGGCTTTGCTTGCAATCACCTTCAATGCGTAATCAACAGCTGGGTTCTCTGTCGGCAATGAGGTCTTTTCGCTCTGATCGGTCATCGTTCGGATCTCCTGTGAAATGATGAAGAACACTTGAAACATCCAGTGCGACTTTCGCTCTGGTGGCTGCGACGTACAGCAGTCGCTTTTCTTCCTCCTGAAGCACTCCGGGAAAGTCCCCTCCAATCTGGACTGAATCCCACTCCCTGCCCTTTGCCTTGTGGGCTGTGCTGATCACTCTGTCAGCCGTCTTCTCGTTGGATTCGTTCGACCTGATCACTCTCATGATTCGATCAACTCCATGTCTTTCGATCATGTTGACCAGCTTCGAGAGGTCGCCGTCAGATTCAGGCGATTGCGAACAGCACACAGCGTCGCCCCACGTGAGGAAGCAGTTCAGATCCGGATGATTGGCCCATTGTCCGCGCTGCATTCGACGTGCGGCCTCACAGAAGCTCTCAATGGTCGATACCCCGCCAACCAGATGAAAGGATTCATTCCTCTCATGGGTGTCAACCATGGCGGAAACGCAGGCGGCATTTGACCGGAAGAGCAGTGTCTCTGCCTGCCCTCTCAGATCACCGATTGCAGATTCGCTGCCTCTCCCGACAAGATTCACTGGGCAGCCGAGTTGCTTCAGCATGAGATTCGCCATGTCCGCGATACCCTGCCCGAATCTCCATGATTCAGACAGCCAGCACTTGTTTCCCTTGCCGGTTTTCTGCATGGCGTTCACTGCCCCGTTCCAGCTGTAAATCTGCTGGAACGTGTCACCGACATAGATTCGCTGACACTTCTGATTCTGGACGATTGCCAGCATCACACCATTGGCATCCTGTGCCTCGTCGAACAGGATGAAATCAGACTCAATCTTCGGGTTCTGCAGCTGCCACATCTTCAGATAGTTATTGTGGCTGAACTTGATCTTTCCGTGAGGCTGATTGAGATCCTTCCACATCTTCCGGGCGAAACCCAGAATTTCATCGGAGATCGCTTTCCGGTATTCTTTGGCCCACGGCTGCAGCAGTTCCGGAACAGGGATATGGAACTCTTCAATGTTGTCTGTCCCTCCCTGACAGAATCGATCAACAGAATTCTTCACCGCGGCAACCTGCTCGCCCTTCGAAAGCACGACCGGAGATCCACCGACCCTGACTCTCAGGGAATGCTTGATGTCCAGAATCTCCGCGACTTCCTTGAACAGCTGGCGCTCGCCATTCAGCCGATTGCGAAACTTGTATCCAACTGCCTTGTAAGCCAGTGAATGAGCAGTGCTGCAGGAGACATTCGACGGGAATTTTGATCGGGCCTCTTCGACGATTGCTTTGTTAAACGCGATGTACGATCCTGATCGATGAGGCATCGCATCACTGATGAGTTTCAGGGTTGTTGTCTTACCACATCCAGCAAGTGCTTCAATCGTCAGATCGGTCTCTTCACAGGCGAGTTCAACTGCTGCCTGTTGTTCTTCTGTTGGATTCACGTGATAACTCCTTGAATTGATGAGGGCTTGAATCAGACTGTTGGGCGAGTGCGGCGAGCGTGCCGACTGATGAATTCCTGAACCGCTGCTTTTGGTCCGGAGATCCGGACATCGCACAGGGCAGGTCTCTTTGACGTTTCCGCGATGAATTCGACAATCTGAAAATTCAGAGCAGTTGTTCTGCGAAATTTTTTCAGAAGCGGGAGACCATTGTTTTTGAACATCGCTGACTGGATCATATAACCATCAGCTGAGATTCGTGGTCGGCTTGTTGTCTGCGGCTTTGAAGGACGATCGATTACCTGAGTCATTGAACCAGCTCCAAGAAAGGTGAAGTTTTCTTTCCGCTGCAAGGCGAGTCGGCAATGTAAGTACATATCGGGAAGCCTGCAATCCCTGATGATTCAAAAATAAATATATTTTAGAAATTCGTAAAATGAGACTGTCGAGAAAGAGGAAGAGAAAGAGTGCTCCGAGCCAGTACGCCTTCGATCTGTTGCGGGAATCGATCTCCGGAGAACCGTCACCGCAGCAGATTCTGGAACTGGGCAGATTGATTCAGATCGAAAATCGGGCGGCTCTCAGTGAGTCTGTGGAAGCTGTGGCGGCTGAGAATTCTGATTTCAATGATTTCGATTGACAGTTTGGCTGGTGGTTGGCAAGATTCCGCCTGATTCAACTCTTCACCAAAGAAATCACGGGGCGAAAGCCTCTGAACGGTCCCTGTAGGCGAGGTGAAGCGTCTGCAGGGATCTTTTTTTGCGCTGACGCGAGAAACCGTGCTCAGCCAGGCTGCCCCGGTGTCAGGTAACGGGGTCTCTGACAAAGCCTGTACCGACGTCCTGGCCAAGTATTTCGGGTACCTCTGAGGGGAAGTTCCTCGGGGGTCGGTTGTGCTGCTCACGGGCAGAGAGATGGGAAAACCCCGAGTACGAATCGTCGTGGCCAGACAGGCTGAATCACCTGTCTGATATCGACCGACAACCATACAGGACCCCTCAAAGAGATGAACCGAGTCTGACGAAAAGTCAGGCTCATCTCTTTAGGAAACTGGAGGGAGGAGGGAGATGCCATCGGGGCGGACTGCGCTGATTGATCATGTTGATGATCGATCATATGTATTACATATTGTACATACAGGGAGTTGAGTGATATGGAAAATGGTTGGCACGAAAAAAATGGCAACAGGATCTTCGTGGCAGGCAGGGATTCTTCCGGCAAAGTCGCTTACCAAAACAATGAAGGCGGGTTAGTACACACGCTTGATTCGAAGAATCCATTCTTCGATGGCTTCCGAGCGATTCCGGAATGCACAGGATGGGACTGGAAGCCAGCACCACTACCATCAGTTCAAGTGATCGGCCAGCAGTCCGGCAACGACAGCTGGAAGGGGCTTCGACTCTGGACCGTTCGCACACTGGCTCGCGGTGATCGCTATGTCTTCGTGGCAGCTGAGAAGGGCGCGAACGACTGGGTTGAACTTGTGTTCGACGGGAAGGGGTGGCAGATCATTGAGTGAGACCACCTTCCGGCCTGTTTGTGAAGTTTGCGGACAGCCAGCAGTCGAAGCTGTTCGGGATGTCACTTCTGTCTGTCTTTACGACGGAAAGATTTCAAGTCAGCCCGGTTCAGAGTGGCGATGGCGATGTGCAGAACATCAATGCGAGTCGCGGACGTTTACTGTGAACGCTCCGCTGATGGATCAATGGAGATTTCTCGGGAGTGAATTCGATGAAGATACTGAACTGGCTGAAGGCTGTGGCTCGATGGATATCGGGCTGGATCTCCGGGCCTGCTGTGATTGAGCTGGTTAGTGAAGTCGATGACATCCGGAAGTTCTTAGTCTGGAACGATCGCGCGTGGTCAGCGATGGGTGTTGAGGGCGTTCCGAGAGTTTATGATGAATGCCCTGATCGCGGGTATGTTGTCTCAGTTCACGCCGAAGTAATCTCGCCCGGTCTTTATGGTGTCACGGTCACCTATTCACAGGAAGAACTTCATGGAATCAGTCCGGACGTTTCAGATGCTGGCGATAGGGAGCAGCGAAATACAGATCAGCACTCGAGTGGACTGCACTCAGGCGAAGATGCTGATGGAAAACCGGGGACGGGTATTCATCCTGAAGGGACTTTGCCTCACGAGGGATGAAAACGGCGAGTTCTGGGATGTGAAAATCATGCTCGCTCCGGGGAATGGAGTTATCCGGGTTCCTGATTTTGGTGAGTGGGAGCAGCAGTTGTCGTCAGATGTGACAAGTTCACCGGGATCAAAGCCGGATTCAGAATTGAGTTCTGAATCCTGACCAGACAGAATGTCGCCTCCTTCTGGTCAATCACCAACAATTCGAGAGCGATTCCATGCCACTGCCAGCCAAGTTCAAGGAATGGTACAAGTCCCGAACGATCATCGTGAACGGGATCACCTTTCTGGTGACTACTCTCATGGCTGCTCAGACAGCGATTCAGGGCACGTCTATTGTGACTGATTATCCGACTGTCGTGCTCGGCATCTCTTCGGCGCTTTCGATTCTCAATATCGTTCTGCGAACGGTCACCACGTTGCCAGTGAAGTGACTGTCCGTGTCCTCTAACAGGAAGGTGGTGATCCTTGCAATCTAATATCAGTTATCAGGCCGCAGAGGTCTACAAACGACTCTCTGAACAAGGTTATCGTTCGATTGACCCGACGATGATCATGGCGCTGATTCAGACTCTGCTGGCATGTTGGCAGAATCGTCACAGTTCCGATCCGGCACAGGCTCGCATTGAATTTGAGCGTCGGTATGAGAAGCATCCGAAGAGAATGAAGAGACGGATCTCTGAGCATGTTCTTTTTGAAGCTCACAAAAAAGGCCAGACATTGACTCCAGCTGAGGCATCTGTTCTGGCTGACTCGATGATTGCTCAGATCCTGTCAACGGATCAGGAAACGGCAGCAGCGTGCTGCATGGAAGCTGGCGTCGAAGAACTCGATTGATTCTTCAGAGATCGGCTGCTTCTGTTCTTCACTTTCACAAAACTCACTGAGAGACCTATGAGACTTATCTCCATTCTGTTCATCGCTCTGTTCTTCAGTCTTCACTCAGTGAGTTTTGCTGAAGGTGTTTCTGACGATCCGAATTTGATCCATGATGAATTGAAGCCAGTCCCGGAAGAGAAGGTGATTCTTCCAATCATCCCACCGGGGCCACAGCCCGAACCTCAACCACAGCCAGTGGTTCCTGATGTCACTCCGCGTCCTCCAGTTGAGCCGGTGATTGTCCCTGATCTCCGAGCCGGTGAATTGTTCGTAGTCGCGACTCCGAAGAAATATCTGGTGTGGGACCGGCCAAAGGGAATCGTCTCTGTGAAGCGATTCACTGGGCCACGTGAGTTCTACGCGAAGTTTGCTGATGGAGTGAATCGCGACATCGAAGAGGAACGCCACTACAGTCAGCCGTTCATCTACGTGATTCGCGCAGAGAAGCGTGGAACTGTTGAGCTGATCATGTCGCCGATTGATGCTGATGATGAGGCTCAGGCGATTCAACACACTCTGGTTGTTATGGGACGTGGCCCACAGCCACCACCCGGGCCTGAACCTGATCCTGATCCTGATCCAGATCCACCAAGACCACCGGGTCCGGTGACCAGCTTCCGAGTGATCTTCGTCAAAGAGAGTGGGGCCAATCTGCCACCAAACCAGACAGCGATTCCCGGGGCGAAAATCCTGCGTGACTATCTGACTTCAAAAACCACTCCGGAAGGCGGTCTGGCAGGTTGGCGGGAATATGACCCGCAGCAGATCACGGCGAATGAACAGCCTGTCATGCGTTCGCTGTGGGAGTCAGTAAAGCCGAAACTCCTGCCAGCGCCCTGCTTGGTCATCGAAGTCAACGGGAAGGCGACTGTGATGCCTTTCCCTGCAGATGTTGATTCTGCTCTGGCGAAACTCAAAGAGTACGGGGGTGCATGATGGCAGACTTCTACAAGAAAAATATTCCAATCATCGACACCGAAAGCACAATGGCTGTGCATGTCGACATGCTGCACCCAAAGAATGTGACTTTCGGTCTGGTGCCCCGGGATTACTCTGAGTATCCCGAAGAGATGTTTCAGGCACCGTCTGAGATGATCGTCTACCCGAGGTCCGAGTGGGATGCCCGATACGACGAACAGGAAGAATTGCAATCGTCTTTGGAGCACATCTACTTGAGTGGTCCGAACGGCGAACCGGCATTCGAGAATCTCAGTCAGAATGGTCACGGCTACTGCTGGTTCTACAGTACCGGCCACGCGGCGATGATCGACCGACTGAAACGCAATCTGCCGATGCTGCGATTCAATCCACATGCCGGCGCTGCGATCATCAAGCGTGGTCGAGACGAAGGCGGCTGGTGTGGTCTTTCAGCGAAGTTCGCTCGTGAACATGGTCTGGCTGTCGAAGGCAATGGTCCGGGACAGTGGCCACTGCACAGCCGTGATCTTCGGTATGACACTCCGCAGCTTCGTGCAGAGATGGCGAAGTACAAGCTGGATGAAGAATGGACTGACCTGACTCGGAACGTCTATGATCAGAATCTGACCGCTGATCAGTTGGCGACTTCCGAATTCAATAACGTCCCGGGACCAGGAGACTTCAACTGGTGGGGTCACTCGGTCTGCCGGATGAGGCTTGTCCGAGTCGAGCGCGGCAACTGGGGTCGATTGATTTTGAACAGCTGGCCTGGCTGGGGCCGTCATGGTCTCGCGGTTCTCGTCGGGAACAAAGCCGTTCCGAATGGTGCTCTGGCGATTCGTTCAACAACTGCGTGAGGCTTTGAGTACCATGAGCGATCAATCAATCAGAGTACAGCGAGTTGCTGGAATCCATCAGGTGCCGACTGCCTCAAATGCGATTGAGGCGAGTCGGCCTGTGTGGTCTCCGGACAGCCCTATGTGGTCTCCGAATTGCTACTTCTCAATCATCCGGCTTCTCATGCTGGCAGGCTTCTGCCTGTGCTTCTGTGTGGACGCTCGCGGTCAGTTCACGGTTGAAGTCATTCAGCCGGAAATCATCAAGGCGAATGAGAAACCCTACTTTGTGATGTTCAGTGCCACATACTGTGAGCCGTGTCAGCGGTGGAAAGCCACAGAACTGCAGAAGCTGAACAAGGCTGGATATCAAGTCACCGTGATCAACATCGATCAGGATGACCAATGGAATAAAAAGTACGGGGTAACAACTGTGCCCCGGTTCTTCCTTCTCGACAGAAAGACTCGCCGGACTCTGAAGGGTCCATGGATTGGATTCACTCCGGCACTCACTATGATCATGGGAGCAAATGGCAAAGGACTTCTGGCACCAGCTGACCACAGCGGGAAGGTGACAAGCTCACAACAACTTGACAGACAGGATGAATGATGTCCAACGAAATGATTGCTGCTGTCCTGACAGCTGTCACCGCGGCCGGTGGAGTTCTCTCCGGAGCAGTCGCGAAAATGTGGTTGTTCTTTCATAACGAACTTCTCGAATGCAAAAAAGATCGACGCGAGCTGGGCGAAAAGATTGAAGTCATGCACTCTTCGCTGGGTGTGATTGAACGTCAGATCGGTCGGCTTGAAGGTAAGACGGGTCATGGCAAAAATGATGAATAGATTCATCCGGCTTCTGGCTTCGCTCTGGGATATCACTGGCGGGTTAGTGTATCTCGCTTGGAAATCGTCACTGAAAGATTGGTGATATTGTGCCTGATAATGTTGGTTACTCAGCCGGTGCTGGCACGAAGATTGCCAGCCGTGAAGTCTCGTATTCAGGTGAAACAGCACAGTCTCAGGCAGTAGGGATTGTGACCTTCAGCGGTGACGATGACGCGAAAATTGCTGTCGACGTCGACTCAGTGAACCCCTTGCCGGTTTCTGTATATGGGGAACTGATCGAAGCAATCGAAGCAATGAGATTCGCAGTCAATCAACTGGGCAAGTCGATTGGATTCGCTCTGCCGAATACCAGCGGACAACCGATCATGGAAGTTCGTCAGGCGACAGCTGCAAACTGTCAGGTCACAGCAACAATTGCATCAGGAACTGTCACGACAGTTTCGTCCGTTACTGCAGTTGCTGCATTGACTAACCAAACACAGATCGGCGGCATCGTTGCCAACGATCAGATTCCCGCTCTGATGCACCTGCAGGCAGACAGCCTGCGAAGAAACATTTTGGTCACATAAGGAGTTCTGGAAGTGGCGACAACTAACGGCAATCGAAAAGTCCTTGACCTGAAGCGATGGGAGTTCTGTGCCCCGGCTCCAGTGGCGACTCTGGCAGGTGCATTGATTTCGTCATCTCGTCACTTCAGTCAGCAGCAGTTATTCGTCCGGAGCACTACGGAAGCATATATTTACAACCCGAATGAAGACGGCTGGATTCAGTTAGCGTCTCCAGCACTGGCAGGAACCTTTGCTGCTGGCGCTGCCGCGACTGCTGGTGCGTGGTCAACTGGCTCGACTGTTGGCGCTGCGTCATTGACTGCGTCTGCTGGAACAACAACGACAATTACCACGAATCAGACTCTCGCCAGGGATCTTCGAGGGTACAAGATTCATATTCTTAGTGGTCCAAATAATGGCGTGGTTCTGGATATTGTCTCTAACACAATCGGAAGCAATGCAGTCATCACAGTTGCTGTTCAGGGTTCTGCGTTCACGGCTTCAACCGTATATCGGCTTCTCACTCCCCGCTGGTATCTTCTCGGCTCGGGAACACTCGCTTCCGGGTCGTTCAAGGTGTACGACTACGCGACGAACACCTGGACAACTCTGGTCAACACTGGCCTTCCGGCGACTATCGGAACTGATGGAAAGCTGATCGCAACTCCCGGGATTGTAGGTGGTGCGTTCAAGCAGTTCGCGACAGGAACAGCGAGTTCAGCGAGTTCCACAACTATCGTTCAGACCGGGAAAACCTGGGCAACTTCTCAGTGGGTCAATTCTCAGGTCCGAATCACTGGCGGCACTGGCTCAGGGCAGATCAGGACAATCACTGCCAACACCGCAGACACGCTCACCGTGGCAACATGGACAGTGACTCCGGATGCGACTTCCACCTATGCCATCGAAGGCAATGACAACTTCCTGTATTATATGGGCAATGGTGCCGTAACGATGTATCGTTACGACATCGCCGCAAATACCTGGTCAACATTGTCTCCGAGTGTGGCTCGTGCTGGTGCTCCCGGTGCCGGAATGTCAGGTCATTGGATTCATTCTGCTTCAGCGTCAGACTGGACCAATGAATCTGCTGTTCTGAATGGTCGGTATCTTTACTCTTTCCGCGGTGCTGCCGGTGGTGTTTTGGATCGTTACGACATCGCTGCGAATTCGTGGTCTGCTGTGACTTATTCGCCATCACAGGAAACATTCACCACCGGGACCAAATACGCTCTGCATGAAAACATCCTCTACATCCAGAAGGATGCTACAGGTCGATGGTTCGCCTTTGACTTCACTCGCTCAGAGATGCTCCCTTGGGGCACAACCCTTTACACACAGGGAGCTGCTGTTGTCGGCGACACTGCTTTTGATGTGATTTATGAAGACGGGGCTACAGACATATTATATGTGTACTTTCTACTAAACACGTCGACAGTGTTGTTGCGTCAAATGGTGATCTAAGAACCTGCTGTCGGTGAGATGAATTGAGAAGAATATATCCAGCCTGATCGGGCGTTAAATGTTTCTTACATTACTCAGTCCAAAAACACTGCAGGATCTCAGCTTTGTTGCGGTGGGTGCGATCTGGGGAAATGGAACCTGTTTCATTGAGACCGGTCCAGCGGAACTAACATTCACCGCTGATGGTGCAGTGTGGCAAGTTGGATCGAGTTCGCTTGATGGTGCGAACGAATTGACATTCATTGCTCCGGGCCTTCTGTGGAGAAGCGGAAGCAATTCCCTTCAAGGCAATCAGGAACTCGCTGCAATCGCTCCTGTGCTTCTGTGGGGGGTTGGAAATTCTAATGTTGAGGGAATGCAGGAACTGACGTTTTCTGCAGCCAGCTTGAACTTTGCCGCTGGTGATTTAGTGCTGGCGGGGCCAATGATCTTGATCTTCAGCGCTGCTGGGGTATTGTGGGGAATCGCGAATACGCGAATCCGATTCAGGACTGAGGGCTTCCAGCTTCTCGGGACTTCATCACTGAGGACTGAACTATTTGGAACAGGTTGATGGTCCATGGTGGGCTGTCTTTTTGTGGTGTTGAAGTGAGGGAGTGAAATCATGCCGAGTTTTATCTTCGATGCCGCAAGTGACGGCATTGCAAAAGGAACGATTGACTGGATCAACGATTCGATTCGAGTCGTTCTGCTGGTTGGTGCTGGAACACCGATCAAGGCTAACGCAACCGTGACGGCCGCACTGGCTGAAACAAACGTCGACGAATGCGCGGCGACTGACTACGTCAGAAAGACGCTGGCTGGAAATGCCATCACCACGACCGGCAACAAGACGCTGTTTGATGCGACGTCTCCGGTCTGGACAACTCTCGGGGGTGCGTCCAACGAGACCGTGACAGGCGCTCTGATCATCAAGCATGTCACCAACGATGGTGATTCGATTCCGCTGGTGTACATCGACAGCAACAACCTGCTGACGAACGGTGGTCAGGTTACGTTGACGAAGGATGCTACAAATAAATTCTTCTATCTCGACAACACGTGATCGGTGGATCGACCGCATGTTCAGGATACTCGTTTGCGCGAGTCTCCTGACATGCGTGTTTGATATCTACTGCACTGTCAAGTACGCCGATCATCTGGCGTTCGAAGATGCTGAACTCAATCCGGTTGCCGCAGCGTTTATTCAGATTCGCCATGAACACAAATGGGTTTCTCTCGACCCTACATGGCGGCAGAAGAACGGGATGGTGTCCTTCCGATATGCTGATGTGTCCGGCCTGATCTTCTTCAAAACTCTCGGCTTGCTTGGAGCAGTCTATTTGCTCGAGTGCTGTCTCAGGATGAGCAATCGAAAGATCGGTGTTTCAGTTGTTGTGCTGGTGTTCCTGCTTCAGATGACACTTCTCTTCGTGCTGCTGAGTTGACCACTGATGACGACAGACACACTTACCAGCGGCTCTGGCAATTACACTGTTCCGGCTTACGTCACGTCCATTGAATTTAAAATCTGGGCGCAAGGCGGGAACGGTTCGACTGGAAGCGGTGGCGGGGGTGGTGGTGGCGGTGGTGCATACGGTCGCAAAACTCTGACCGTCACTCCCGGGGATCTGATCGCTTACGCCTTCAACTCTACGACAGTCACCATCACTTATGGTGGCATCACTTATACTTGCAACGAAGGCACGGATGCCTCTGGTTCAATTCCGGGTTCTGGTGGCGGGCATTCTGTTTCTGGTGGTGGATCATTCACGTCGATTTCAAATGGCTACCCCGGAGGATTGCCATCGTTCGATGAAGGCGGAGCAGGTGGGCACAGTGGCTTCGGGACTGGTGGCGGAAGCGGTGGTAATGCGAATGATCCAGGCGGCACAGCGACTGCTGTCGGTGGAGGTGGTGGTGGGGCCGGAGATAACGGAACTCCAGGCGGAAGCGGTGGCGGTCCACAGATCCAGTTCATCTATGATCTCTCGGGCCTGCTGACATACACATCGCCGTTCCTTGACTGGAAGATCACTTCAGCCTCTCTTGTTGGTCTGGACTCTCTGACCTTCACTTCACCGTTCCTTGATTGGAAAGTCGGGAACAGTTATCTAGCTACCAATCAAGCAACTGAGGGCGCTGGCACTGCAGGTCGAATTCGCTGGGTTGCTTCTCCGGGCAATGCCATTCTGTTTGCATCAAGCCTGACTTTCAGCGTTCCTTCACTGCAGTGGATTGTCTCTGCCAATCTCGCACATGCGTTAAGGGCTGAAGCATCTCCGAGCCTGTCATGGGCTGTCGGCACGTTCCAGACCGACACGACCATCTTCGGTACCGGCCCCGGGATGGAATGGCGAGTCGGAACATCGTTCCTCGCTCTGAACCAGTCCACGACATTCACCAGCCCTGATCTCCAGTGGAGTGTCGGGGCGAGCGTGATGCAGTTGCTGTCGTACATTGGCGGCACGATCCCTTCACTCGAGTGGCGAGTGGGATCAATCACGCCGGTTTATGATCAGCCGATGACGTTCACTGCCCCGTCTCTGCAGTGGGCAGCGCAGGCGTATATCAATCACGACACTCTGCTGACATGGACGGCTCCTGCTCCGTCATGGGCTGTCGGCAACAGCAGTCTGGATTCCGAGACAACCTTCACTGCTCCCGGAATCAGCTGGGAAGTCGGCACAGCTTCTCTCGGTGGCACTGGTGAGCTTGTCTTCAGCAGTCCGGCAGTCGGATGGGAAATCGGTTCCAGTTCACTCACAGCGATTGTGGAGACGACATGGACTGCTCCCGGAATGCAATGGACTGCATCAACAACCCTCGACGCTGCGAATTCGCTCACGTTCACTTCTCCGGCTCTCCAGTGGGAAGTCGGGGGATCGGCCGTCAATGCGGATTCAGTGCTCTCAGTGGACTCACCAGCGATCAGCTGGGTTGTTCCTGGGCTATCCCTCGATTCTATCGCGGAGACCACATGGACGGCACCAGCGATCATCTGGACGGTTGGCGGGAATACCCTCGATTTCTCGATTGAACTGACATTCTCAGCTGCTCAGGCACAATGGATCGCTGGAACCAGCACCCTTGACGGAGTCGGGGCGTTGGTGGTGAGCGCCCCCGGCATCTCATGGGCTGCTGGTTCCAGTTCTCTCGACTCGGTTGCTGAGACCACGTTCACGGCCCCTGGTATGCTCTGGGAGACGTCTGCCGGGCTGAGCGGGGAAAACACCCTGTCCTTCACTTCCCCGGGCTTACAATGGCTCTCTGGCGATTCTCAGCTGGCATCTCTCGATGAGCTGAGCTTTACACCCCCTGCCCTGTCGTGGCATATTACTGATCCGTCGTACACCACAATCTCGGTTCTGACGGTCACTGCCCCTGCTCTCGAGTGGGTCGCAACGTCAGTCCTTCTGATTGGCGGTCAGATCGGCGGTCCATACGGTGGCAGGAGACATGGTCTTCTGGGAACATCCACGGCTCGCCCTGTGCTCGTAGGATCGCTTCAAACTTCAGACGCGAGGATTTGACCATGTCAGCAAATGTGCCCCACCAGAGACGCGTGGGAGATACTGCGAAGGTGTACCCGTTCGTCTGCAAGTACATCGATGAATCCGGCAACACGGTCTTCAGGGATCTCACCGGGGCGACGGTCCAGTTCTCCATGATCAACTCAGCCACTGGCGTACAGAAGGTTGCCCCGACTGCAGCAACGGTCACTGATGCCATCAATGGAGAAGGCGAGTACGACTTCGCTGCAGGCGACGTTGATGAAGCCGGGATCTTCTGGGTGACCATCCTCGTGACAGTCGCTGGCAGTGAGCCTGACTCATATCCTGTCGCACCAAACGATGGGGTCATCTGGATTCATTCGCCTACCCAGACAGCGAAACAGGCGTACCAGTCAGCCCTGATGGGGTAGACAATCGCTAGACTTTTCTCTACTTTTAGAATCTCTGGCAGCACTCTGGGTCCTTCCAAACGATATCTCTTGGATACCACCCAAATCAAGCCCCTTCTTTACGCTTAGTTTTGTTTGAAATTTGCTGGGAAAACCGGCAAAAAGGGGTCTGGGGTCGCGGAGTACTTCAGTTTCTTACCTGTGAGAATGACTGCATGACTCAGCTGTTTGAAGATCCGGGTCACACGCGTGCTGACCTGAACATCCTCACGAAGTCTCTGGTTGAAAAGTGGGAGATTCCGAGTGAGCTGTTGCAGAAGCTGCCACTGATCCTTGGTAAGATCGCGGTCACCGGCAAGCCTCGTGAGCAGATCGCGGCAGCGAAGAACCTGATGTTGATGAAGCAGTACAACGACGAGATTGATTCACCCAAAACGCCGTCACAGACCAGCATCACAGTAGGAGTCGCCGTTGACAACCGAACTCAGAGCGGACGAGATCGACTGGCTGAGATCGCTGCCCGACTCGCAGCTCGAAGACTGGCTGTCGGACCATCCACCTGAGATCGCCCACGAGATCCTTCAGGCGGTTTTCTCTGGTGAGGGTGATGATTCCCTTGAAGAGAACTACGCTGATGAGCGTTCGGCACGCAATGCGGCCGTCATCAATGCCAGGACAGCAGCTGCTCAGGAGATTGGTTCAATCCCTGCAGTGGCTGAACCACGGCGCCGTGAGGAAGCCAGCAGGAGCAATATCCTGTTCGCTGACACTTATTTCGCCCCGACGTTCTATATCCCGTGGGCACCGTACCAGCGGTCGATGATGAACCGCTTTGAATCCATCGTGCTTGAAGGCGGCAAAGAGTGCCATGCTGTTCGCCGCGGTGGATTGAAGTCGACCTGTGCCCGAGTCTCCACGATCTGGGCTGTCGTCAATGGGCATCGAAAGTTCCCTGTTCTGGTCGGGGCGACTGATGGCAAGGCAGCTGAACACCGGGAGAACCTGTTCAAATTGATGGCTTCGTCTGAACTGCTGCTGCAGGATTACCCGGAACTGCTGACCCTGATTCTGAAGTGGAAGCAACCAAAGAAGCAGTTTCGATTCAACGGGCGTCTGCTGACGGTTCACCCGAAGGACTCTCATGGAAGCATCATCTTCCCGGACATTCATGAGTCAGTGTCCTGCGAGGCTCACGTAGCCCCGTATTCGATCAATTCAACAGGGGTCAGCGGTCTGAGCTATGTCGATCGGTTCGGCGTGACGATCCGGCCTGACCTTCTGATCTTCGATGACGTTCAGACACCTCAGTCGGCGAAGAGTCCGCTGATGACTGAGGAGCGTGAAGACTATGTCACGAAGACCTTCTGCGGTCTGGCTGGTCTGGGCGAGAAGATTTCAGCCATCATGGTTGCCACAGTTCGTGAGCATGACGACCTGACTGAGCGGTTTCTCAGTCGATCCAGACATCCGGACTGGGACGGGGCAAAGTATCCATCGATTATTCGGATGCCGGACAACATGGGTCTTTGGGAATCCTATGCCACTCTGCTGACTCAGGGCGCAACGCCAGCTGACGGCAAGCGAATGGCACAGCAGTTCTATGTCACTAATCGGGCTGCGATGGATGAAGGCGGGGTCGTCGCGTGGGAAGAAGACAAGCTGCCAGATGAAGTCTCCGCGCTGCAATCGCTGATGACGATCCGTGCTCTTGATCCGGCTTTCTTCCGGTGTGAGATCCAGCAGGAAGGTGAAATGCCAGTCAACACTTCCGGGGTCCGACTGGAAGCGAAAGCGATCCTGAATCGGTTCTCTGGGATTGCTCGCGGTACTCTTCCGGAGAAATCAACGTATACTGTCGGCTTCATTGACTCATCAGACCAGATCCTGTGGGCGATGGTCTGTGCGTTCAATACCGATTTCAGTGGTCACATTGTCGACTATCGTACTTGGCCTGATCAGGGGAGACCGGTCTTCTACAAGTCTGATCTTGTCCGGAAGATCAGCGATGAGAAGCCGGGGGTGTCGTGGGAGGAAGCGTTCGTCCATGCTCACAATGAACTTGAGAAGGAACTGCTCTCGGCCTTTCCCGATATGAATCTGCTGCTGAAGGACTGGTCGGACGGGGGCCACATGCCGTTGATCCGATCACAGATCACAGCGAGTCATCAGAGAAGCCGAATGAGACCGGCCAAAGGCTTTGCCCCGAAGCCTGGACGAAAGCCGATTCATCTCTGGGGGGACAAGCTGCGTGATCGATCCGGGACTGGCTGGATTGAGCGCCGGACAGAACAGCCGAATCACATCCAGTTCGATGCGAACATCATCAAGAGTATGGCGGCTCGCCGTCTGCTGACTGCTGTAGGGGCACCGTCTGCAGTCATGCTGCCGGGAGTCAACGAAAGGGAGAATCGATTGCTTGCCGAACACTTCACCGCTGAACGTCCGATTGAAGTCACGTACGATGGATCGACGGCAGTACGCTGGAATCAGATCCCGTTCCGAGACAATGACTGGTGGGACTGCTTCTGTGGCTGCATCACTGCAGCATCAGTCCTCGGGTGCAAACTGAATGGCGACACGCCAATCCAGAAAAAGACCAGAACCTTTGTTCTTCCCGGAGGTGCCCGAAATGCGTGAGTTCATCCTTCCGGGGTCCGGGCTGAAGTGCGGCGAGTGCAACTCGATCCTGCCGATTGTCAATCGGACGATCAAGACTCCCGGCTTCGTGACACGCGAAAGGCGATGCCCGAACTGCGGCAAGATCAACACGACATCAGAGCGAGTGATTAACACTCGGAACAAGAAGAGGAAATTCTCTGATCCCTGCGATTGACAATGTGAATATATGTGCGTATTGTTTGAATCAGTTGTCTGGTCAGAGGCAATTCACGAAATAGATTCCCTGCTGGTGAACACAAGCATCAGCAGGAGATTAGAACCCGCTCAGACCCTGACCAGTCTGAAGCGGGTTCTTTTTTTGGAGGTCTTCACTGTGACGAAGCGTATCTGGAAATATCAGTTGTCAGTTGCTTTTCAGCAGACGATCGTCCTTCCTAAAGGGTCTCGGATTCTCAGTGTTCATGCTCAGGATGGGATGATCTGTCTGTGGGCGATGGTTGATCCGGACAAGTCTGATTCTCCGACAGAGGCGGAGATCAGAATCTTCGGAACTGGTCATCCGATTGAGGATGAAAGCGGGGTTGATCTGAGGTTCATCGGGACTGTTCTGGTTGGTCAATTTGTCTGGCATGTCTTTGAAGCTGTGAAAAATGCCGAAGCACAAAACCCAAGTCTACCCGCCTGATTCGCTGCCGCCGTCCGGGTATCTCGGCTGGCATCAGTGGGCACATGACATGAGCGTGATTCATCATCAGTGCCAGCGTCAGTGCCCACGATGCCGCCTCTGGAAGTTCCCGATTGAGCAGGGCGACTTGAAAGAATATCACCTGCTCGAAACCAAAACAGGAAAGCAGAGACGGCAACTCAGTCCGGTCTGCATTCATTGCAATCCACCATCCACTGAAGGAAGTTCTGATGTCTCAGGTTCTGCAGTTCTGGGCTAATCATATTGAGTCACTGCTGCCGCAGTACGAGTGGAGAGGCGATGGAAGCGAAAGGCACGCCTTCCTTAACGGTAAGCAGATCGGCGGATACTCATTGAATGAGTTGATGACACAAATGAGCCTCGGTTCTGATGCCGCTTTTAAGTTTTCTGAACGAGTCGTCAAGACTCTTAAAGAGAAGCCATCAAAAAGCACTGCTGGCGTTGAGAGGGCGCTCGATCTTCTGCCGCTGCTCTGGGATGCCGGATTCACTACGAAGCAGCAGGGAGGAAAGTGGTGGCTTTATGATGTGACTGGTGAAGCAATCTGCCTCGGTGATAATTTCCGGAATCTGTGTGAGAACATTCTGTATTGGCACTCGTCAGTAATGGAAAATGTCACTTCATTCAGGAGGGCTTCCGGCAATGATTCCGCGACGTGAGTACAGAGATACCGGCTCGGGTGGTGGTGGTCAGTCGAGATGGGGTGGATGCACTCCGTTTTTCTGCAAGTCCTGCGGTCGGACGGTTGATCGAAAGCAGGTACAGGACAGCATTGATGTTTGCAAGCGGTGCCGAGTGAAGCCACACAATCCTAAGATGCAGGGAAATAAGCGATGACCGAAGGAGATATTCTTCGTGAAGTAGCGAGACTTCTGCACGAATTGCCGGTTGGATCGACGGCTTGCGAGGACGTTATGCGTCGTGGTGACATTGATGTCCGGTTCGCCTCAGTAGTGACAACGGACAGGGCAATCAGGTACGCACTGCTGAATGGACTGATACGACCTACGCAGGTCCAGCTGATTCGGAGAAATCGCAAGCGATGGTTTTTCGAAAAAACGATAAAGTGCAGTGAATGGACACGACAACACGAGATGTTGATGCCTGGGTTTCGTGGATACATGGATGGTTCAGCAGGGTATTGATCAGGCTAACGACAGCATTCACCGGGTTGCGGCCGGTGACTTGGAAAGAGGCGGGAAGCTGGATCAAGAGGACTGACTCTCCAGCGTTGCCAGCTGTGTCAGTTGTGAAAGTATGTATTCACAGGGAGAGGCTGGCCCATTCAACTCAAAGGCGGTCAGGGAAACCTGATCGCCTTTTTTCGTTGATGTCACATCTAACAAACGTCAGTTGATGGCGGTTCTGGCGGTTCGCATACTGCCCCGCATGACGACACCAGCAGAACAACTCGCAGCCGAAGCACTGAAGGCACAGTCTGTCTCCAACGACGGCGTGACTGTTTCCCGGCGCTCGCTGACTGAGCTGATGGAGTATGAGAAGCATGTCGCCGGAAAGACTGCTGCGTCCGCTTCTCCGAACTCAATGCTGAAGAGCATGGTCTCCAAGATTGTTCCACCGGGGGGACACTGATGATCTGGCCGTTTACCCGGATGCTTTCGATCAGCAGACCAAAGCCCACTCGCCAAATCAAGGCGACTTTCGACGTTGCGCAGACCACTGCAGACAACCGAAAGCACTGGGCCAATGCTGACAGTCTCTCCGCTCGGGCCTCCCTGAGTCCTGCTGTGCGTCGAGTCATCCGACTCCGAAGCCGATATGAGGCTGAGAATAATTCCTGGTACTCAGGTATCCTGCGAACGGCAGTCAACCACATCATCGGGAATGGTCCTCGTCTCCAGCTGATCAGCAACAACCCACAGGCGAACGCTCGCATTGAGCTTGCGTGGCGGGAATGGTCTCGAAAGATCGACCTTGCCGACACTCTGAGAACCGTCTGTGAGTCTTACTGGCGTGATGGTGAAGTATTCGTCATGCAGGCGAGTCGACCCAGTAATTATCCGATGACTCTGGACCTTCGGTTGATCGAAGCTGATCAGGTTCAGAGTCCGTGGAATCATCCGTACAACGATACTTTTTGTGATGACGGGATCAAGTTCGACAAGTCGACGAACGAGATTCAGGTGTACGTCTTCGACAATCATCCTGGAAGCAATACTCCGAACTCAACGATTAGTGGCGAGTGGTATTCATCTCGAAGAGTCCTGCATCTGTTCCGGGCTGATCGTCCGGGGCAGACTCGCGGAATTCCTCGTGCGACTCCGGCACTGCAGATCCTGCCAATCATGCGACGGCAGGAACTGGCAACTCTGTACAGCGCGGAGACTGCAGCAAACTTCGCGATGTATCTGAAGAGCAACTCGCCTGCGATTGATCCGACTGAGTCTCCAGCAGACTTCGCTGAGATCGAGTTGACTCGGAACATGCTGACGACACTCCCTGCCGGATGGGATCTCGGTCAGGTTGAACCGAAGCAACCGGGCCCACAATATGAGATGTTCCAGAGGGCTGCACTGCAGTCGTTCTGCCGTTGTACGAACATGCCGTATTCACTCGCCAGCGGGTCCGGGAAGGACAGCAACTTCTCGTCCTTCAAAGGCGACATGATCAACGTCTGGCAACCGGAAGTTGAATGCGAACAGTCACGGATTGAATGGTCAATCATGGAACCGATTTTCAGCTGGTTCCTTGAGGAAGCTGTCTTCGTTCCGGGCTTGCTGTCTGGGCTTCCTCAGATCAATCAGATTGACCACCGATGGCACTGGCCTGCTTTGCCGGATATCGACGAGGCATCATCGGCGGCAGTCGCGGCAGCAAGGCTGGCAGCTGGCCTGAGTACTCCGACTCAGGAGCACGCCCGACGATGCCAGGACTGGGAAACAGAAGCGGCAAGAGCTGCTGCTGACTTCGGAGTGCCGGTTGAAGTGTACAAGCAGGCTGTGTTCGCAAAGACGTTCGGCCTTCAGCCGGGATCGCCACTGCCGACAGCGGCAGCTGCTTTCCAGCAGGAAGCCTTGCCACAGGGCGAATACACGCAACTCGGTCAGAGGGCGTTCACGAACAACCAGAAGCGAATCAAGAACGCACTGGATCAAATGTCATCCGGGGAAGCGTCGAGAGTCATGACTGAGCAGACACTGATGTCAATCGGGCTGACTCAGGACAGGATCAAAGCACTGATTGATGACACTCTTCAGGGTGGAATCGAAGACGAGACCATCAGGCAGGAAATGGCATGAAACCAATCGCACTCGATGCGTATCTCAGGCTGAAAGCAAGTGCTCCGGGACAACCTCGGAGATTCACTATTCTTGCTTACTCAGGTGGATTGCTGCCAGTAAGTGGCTTTGAAGCCCCTGTGGTCGTCGATCTTTCCGGGCTTGAGATTCCGGCCACGATTCCGATTCTGATCGATCACGAGAAGACTGTGGAAGCCACGCTCGGGGTTGCGGACAAGATCCACAACAACGGGTCGAAGCTGGTGATGACTGGACAGGTCACAGGAACGTCTGTGAAAGCCAGTCAGGTCATCACGATGGCTGCTGCCGGTCATCTCTGGCAGGCTTCTATCGGTGCTCAGGTGATCGAAGAAGAGGCGATTCCATCAGGAATCTCCGCAACTGTAAACGGGCAGACGTTTGTCGGCCCACTGATCATTGCGAGGCGGTCTGTGCTTCGCGAAACGAGTGTCCTGCCAATGGGTGCGGACAATACAACTTCTGTGAACCTTGCGGCGAGTGCGGCAAGGCTTTTGAAAGGATCGGGCGCAATGCCAACCTTTGAAGAATATGTAACCTCACTCGGGTTGGACGTTGCGACGTTGACTCCCGAAGCAACTGCAGCCCTGCAGAAGTCGTTCGCGGCTACTCAGGCTCCTGCACCGGCTCCTGTTCCAGTTGCTGCTCCTGCGGCCCCTGCTGCCCCTGTAGTCGCTCCGATGGCGACAGCCGGGGATTCATCCATCAATCTTCAGGCGGCTCTTACAGACGCACGCAGGCAGATTGCTGCGACTTTCCAGCACGCGGCTGAGATTCAGGCCAAAGCTGCTGGTCATCCTCGGATTATCTCAGCTGCACTCGAGCACAACTGGTCAATCGACAAGGTTGAACTGGAAGTGATGAAGGCGAATCAGACCCGTCCGACTTCCTTCCATTCTGCCGAGAAGGCTGTTGCTGTTCCTCAGGTTCTGGAAGCTGCTCTGTGTGTCGCTCGAAAGCAGCGCGACGCTGAGAAGCAGTTCGACGACAAGACTCTGCAGGCGGCTCACAGTCAGTACCGTGGACGCATTGGCCTTCAGCAGGTCTTTCTGATGGCAGCTGCTGCCAGCGGTATGGCTGTGTCTGTTGGTGACCGGCTCACACGCGGGCTGATGACTGACATCCTTCGTGCCATGAATCAGGGTGGTCGTGAACTGCAGGCTGCGTTCTCGGTGACTTCTCTGACCGGCCTGCTCAGCAACATCGCGAACAAAGAGTTGCTGATGGGCTTCGAAGACGAGGACTCTTCATGGCAGGAAATCTCTGACATCAAGTCAGTGACTGACTTCAAGACCGTGACGAGCTATAGAATGCTCGACAACATGGAGTACGAAGAACTCGGCCCCGGTGGAATCATCAAGCATGGGAAGCTGGGAGAAGAGTCCTTTACTCGCAGCGTTAAGACCTATGCGAAGATGTTCGCTCTGACTTACCAGATGATTGTCGACGATGATCTGGGAGCGTTTGACGACGTTCGTAATCGTCTGGGTCGTGGTTCCAATCGTCGCCTGAAGCGATTGATCTGGACGACGTTCCTCTCCAATCACACTACGTTCTGGTCGACTGCCCGAACCAACTATATCGAAGGTGCTACAACGAACCTCGGTACTGATGGCGTCGGTCTGTCTGCTGGTGTGAAGGCATTCCGTCAGCGGAAGTCTCCACTGATCTCCGGTGAGGATGCAACATCTCAGCTGACTCTGGGCGGACGCCCGACGAAGCTGGTTGTTCCGCCTGAGCTGGAAGCGGTCGCAGATCAGCTTTACACGGCACGAAACGTCGCCGCGGTGAAGGTGTCTGACGCCAACATTCACGCCAATAAGTATCGACCGATCGTCGTGAACGAGCTGTCTGATTCGGCGTATGGTGGTGGACAGAGCGCGACGGCATGGTATCTGTTCGGTGATTCTGACAAGCCGGTTGTTACCAGCTTCCTGAATGGCCAGCAGTCTCCGACTGTTGAATCTGCGGACGCTGACTTCAACGTCCTCGGGGTTCAGTTCCGTGGTTATCACGACTTTGGTTGCGACCAGTCAGAGTACATGGCTGGAGTAAAGAGCAAGGGCGCTGCCTGATAGTCACTCTGTGACAATGACGATCTGAACCCGCTGGTCGTTTCCAGCGGGTATCTTCAAACAAAAAATGAACTGGAGTGATTCAAATGGCTCAGACGCCAGCAAAAACGTATTCGGATGAAGGGGCGATTGATTACACGCCTCATTCAGCAGTGACTGGTGGTGATGTTGTCGTTCTCAATGGGATCGTCGGCATCGCACCAAAGGACATCGCAGCGAACGTTAAGGGATCGCTGCTGACAGAGGGCATGTTCAAGCTGCCGAAAACTACGGCGGCATGGGTCCGGGGTCTCCCGGTTCACTGGGATCCGACTGGCACGCCTGACAGCGGTGACGCGAGTTCCGGTGCGGCGAATCAGCTGGGTGTCGGCACTTATGCCGGTGTCTGCGTTGAGACTGCCGGAAGCGGCGACAACTTCGGGGCAGTTGACCTGAACGCTCAGACGAATCTGATGGCTGTTACTTCGGTGACGGCAGCAGGGTCTGTGATTGGTGATGCGGCTCAGCTGTCTCAGGGCATCAACATTGTGACCGGTGCCAACGGAACAGTAGGTGTGATTCTTCCTGTCGCGGTTCCTGGTATGCAGGTTATCGTGAAAGGTGTCACTGCTGGCGTTCTGAAGGTGTGGCCGAAGACCGGTGCTGCCATCAATGCTCTGTCTGCCAGTGCTGCTCTCAGCATGACTACTGGTGCAATGCCTCTGACGTTCGTGGCCACTTCAGCAACGCAGTGGTACACGCTCCCATTGGTGGCAAGCTGATCGATGAGTGATTTTGAAGATGCTATCGGAGATATGACGACTGACCTGCTGGCTGAAGCCGGTGGGCCTTTCGTCTATTTCCGGGGCACCGACAAAACCACAGTCACGATGAGGAAGTCAACCAGACCGCCTGTGCTGGTGGATGCAGGCAGTGGGACCGTGATTGAAGTTCGGCCAGTTGACTTCATCATCCTGACTGCTGATCTTCCGTACGGAGATCCTCAGCCGGGAGACCACATCAGATCAGGCGGGTTGACGTGGGAAGTCCTGCCGAACCTTCTGACTGAGAAAGTGTTTCGGCGAATCAGTGATCAGATGACGAGAATCCACACGAAGCAGGTCAACTGATGGGCGACATTGAGAAGTCTCCGAGCACAGAAGCCATGCAGGCGATTGTTGATCGGATCAACTCCGGTGACTCATACGAGCTTGATGGGCCAGTTGAGTACACAGAACGAATCATTGATGAGCTGGAAGATATCTCTGATCTCAGAATCGACGTGGTGACTGAGAGTGAGTCGCAGCTGGAAGAGACTCTGGACGTTGAAGACAGAACGCAGATCATAATCCGAGTCTTCATCCGCTCGAAAGTTGACTCGCTTGAAAACGATACGATTGATCCTCTGAAGTTATTGGTCCGGAAGTTGTGGAGAAGGCTGAACAATTTCGATTCAGCAGACGGGCGAGTCAAGGTGTGGGACTGCGACGTATCGCCGAAAGAAGTACCGATCAAATCTATCCTGCAGAATCACAGGCTGTTCGTGGCGACGCTGCTGCTGAGGATTGAAGTGGAACCAAGCTGATGGCTATCCCAACCACAAAGAATAAAGAAGGGGTTTTCCTGACAGGGTACGCGTCTATGCTGGATCGTATTCAGCAACTGCAGTCACCAAAGGTCAGAGACAGAATCATTAAGGCTGGTCTGGGTGCCGGACTGAATCGAATCAGAACAGGCATCGCAAAGGAAGCACCGAAGGGCAGTCAATCAAAGTCCATTCGAAA